TGAGTAGACATTTTTTTTTGAATTTTCGCTTAGATATTTCTTTAGAGTAGCTTTGGTACTATTTGGTATGTCGTCTGTGCCTGGAACAGCTACCTGATGTGATCCAGGAGTAACTCCAGAGTGAGGAGATTCTCCAGTTCCTTCAGGGTATATTTTCTTCTCATCTGACATTAGTTATTTAGCTCCTCTAAGTATAGCTTAATTTCTTTCTTCATCGCCGGATCAGTCATAACTTTCTCTAAAGCTTCTACTAGTTTTTCGTACTTGTCAAACGGGAAGTTATCGGTTATTTTTTTAAATACTTCTTTTACTTTGTCTTTATCCAAATCTTCTTTATTGACTTTATTCATAATTATTCTAACGCTTTCTTTAGAGTCCTTTGACCCATAATTCTTCTATTCGTTAGCGTATCGGTCATTTTTTCAGCATCTAAAACAACAGCTACATTAACTGTAAAATTAAGTTTTTCATTCTTTACTGTAAAAGTTTCGTTACCTACTCCCACTTTATTAGCAAAATTATCTAACGCGACTTTAAGAGGAATTTCTTGTTGAGACGCATCGGTCAAGGCGCTATAGGTATCATTGTATGCTTGAACCATCGCACTAACAACTTGTACCACAGTACCCGCTTCGCCGGCAAATGATCTTTTAATCATTTTAGATATCTTGGCTGTTTCTACAATAGCTTTGTACATAGCTTGGGTTGGCCTATTATCATAACTGCCTAGATGCATTTCTGTTATGTAGCCAATTTCAGACAGCATTATACCGATTTGATCGAAAGAATCAAGAATTTTATCACTAAAACTTTGACTAAACAGGCCTTTACCACCGATATCGGTTGGTTTCATCTTTCCGAGCAAGCTAAAAGTTTCATCTAGCATTTGAACTGAATGTAAGACATTTTGAAGAGTTGCATGTACTACTTGGAATTTAATTTTTCTTAAAACTCTTACCATGTCTTTAAACATGTACGAAAGGGATAAGAATATATTCTTGTTTTGTCTCGAGAAAATACTAAGTTTGGACATTCCCATACTTCTTTTGCCCATTATCCCAATCACGGTAGATAGCTTTATCATTTGCTTCGTGACTAAGTTAAGAACTCTTTTTGCTACGCTTCCGACAGTGTTCATAACACTCTTGAACATATCACCAATATTGCTAGTTTTAAAAGTACTACTAAATAATTTCATGCCTATCTTAACCAACTTTGCCATTTTGAAAAAAGCATCTTTCAAAACAGGGAATACTCCAGATAGCGAAGATATTATTTTTTTAGGAATTTCTCCAAAAATAGCTCCTAAAACATCATTGATCGTACCAGCTATAGATGAATTAAACAATTTACCTATAAAATTTCCTCCTTCTTTAAAAGCTTCTCCCATTTGCATCATAGCTGCAGTTGTTGCGGCAACCAAAAGAGGCCCCATAGCCTTTACTTCTTTTACAATAGAATCTCCCATGCCTGTTTGAAAATTTCCTCCCTTAATGCCAGATTCAGCTTTATCTTTTAAGGAACTCATTGATTTTTCCATTCCAGGACCAGCAGTTTGGTCTAAGCCGATGATCATACCTTCGCCGATGTTCTTACCGACTTCATTTTGAAACCACTTAGAAGGAGAGCCGATACTAAAAATATCGAGAGCTGCATCTTTCATCTCGCTAAGTTTATCTTTAGCTCTTTGTGCTAAGTTAGATAAACCGTCCAAGATCCCATCAACAACATTGCCACCAATACCTGAAGCCCACTCCCATATCCCACTAAAAACTCCTGTAATGCTTTCCCAAGCTTTTGAAGCTATCCCTGCAGCTCTCTTGCCAAAGGAAGATAATCCACCAGCAATCGTTTCAATAAGGCCTCCTGCCCAGCTCGCAGCAGCGCTAAATGCGCTCGTTATTCCTTTCCATGCTTTACTAGCGATCTCAACAAATTTATTAGGGAGGTACATTAAAGTACTAATAATTCCGTCAATTAAGTTGTCTCCGGCCTCAGCCATTTTAGTCGAAGGCGAGTTAATTCCCCAGAACTCTGTAAATGTTGTCCATATATCGCCTAACCACTCAGCCATGTATCCAATAAATCGACTTAAGCCTTCCACGAGACCTTCATAAATTCCACCAGCAAAGTTTATCGCTTTGGTAAGCATTTCACTTCGATATTTAGGATCGAAGAAAAAACTGAACAAGCCCATTATCGCTTTACCTACGCCTACGACAATTGCTTTAAGGCCTTTATAAATGGTCATTGGCAAGTGAGTAACTGTCCATTTTAAAATAGTCTTTGCGACGTTCATTAAAGCTTTAAACACGAAAGGTACTAGTTTTGTAAAAATTGCTTTTACTATAATGCCAATTAGCTTAAATGTACCTTTAATTTTTTGTATAAAACCTTTAGTTATACGTTCTAAACCTTCTTGAACTTTATCACTATCGCCTGAAAAAAGTCCGCGGACCATATCACCAAGGCCTCTGAACATTTCGATTGTGCCGCCGATGCGCTCTTTCATAGCGCCCCAAATCGATTCAGCACCAATCTGTTTAGCAAAACCATCGATGGTTCCAAGCAGTTTGCCCATGAAGTTACCGACTTCAGTAGAAACAGAATCAGGCATCAAACCAAAAGTAAGCAACTCTACGTAAGAAGCAGCGCCGACTGAAAGCTGCCTATTTACCCCAGTTATCCCTTTGTCTACAGACTTTTCCATATTTTCAAAGCCTTTAGAAAAAGAAGCTGATGCCATTGCCATGGCTGCTACTGGGTTAAGAGCTACGCCGAATTTGCCCATGATCTTAGCGCCTACACCAAGCATGTTAGCGCCAGTGGCTGCAGCGCGGACAGCATTAGGTGCGTCTTTATCAAACCATTGCTTGAAAGATTTACCTAAAGCTTTTATTGCGCCACCGGTAGCACTAAGGGCGCCCTTTATTGCACCGACAAACACCTTTAATAAAAGACCGCCTAGGGCTTTTGTCATTCCAGAACCAGCGCCACCTTTTCCAAAGAACTTAGATATTCTTTTGAACATCCCTTGTAGATAAGGCATTATTTTCGGAGTAGCCCAAGCAACGACTCTGTCAAAAAGAGTTACAAACATTTTTGCAAGCCGGCCGACCGACCCTAAAACTGCTTTTCCAGCTTTGCCCCTTGCAGTAAACATATCGTCAAGAGCACCAAAAAATTTGTCAAATATCTTGTTAGGATCACCCTCACCAGTTGTGAGAAATTTTGCTAAGTCTTTTAGTACAGGCGTTACTACGCCGGTGAATTCTGTAATGATCTTTGGATTAAAAAAATCTTTAAGGGCTTTGATCACGCCAGAACCCTTAAGCAGCGCCACAAAAAACTTTCCGAATTCTTTTCCTAACCTAAAAACCGCTCTTAACATAGACCTGATAGTTCTGAATAGTTCCTTCATGTCTTTGTCATACATGACAGCCTTCATGAAACCCTTGCTAAAAGCATCAAACATTCCAGTAAAACCTGGTCCAGCAGCTGCAACTTTCTCTATCGCATCCGCCAATTTAAGCATAACTTCTTCTTGCGACAACTGATCTTCTTCAGCATCAGCTGCTGCATCTGCAAAGTCTTCATAAGCTACTCCCTGGTTCTCAGCCGCAAATGCATTTTTTAAGGCAGATTCTGTCAAACCTGTCTGCTGCATTAAAAGCTTTTTCTCTTGACGTGTCATATTTTCGACTGATTTTCCAGCTTGAAAGAAAGCTTTTCTCATCATATCAATTCGTTCAGCAGGGTTTTCAGCGTTCATCATCTTCATAGTATCTAGCTGAATCCCAAAAGCTTGGTTTAATTGACCGACACTCTCTGCCGCTCCTTCAAAATCATCGAACTTATCAACAACGCCTTTGAGATCTTTCATATCCATCCCAAGAGATCTTGCATAAGCAGAAGCTGCTGCCATTTCTGTCGTAGATACATTACCAAAAGACACGAAATCGGATTTCATGTCAGCTATGTCACGGCCGATGTCTTTAGAACTTAGTCCAAATTTGTCAGCCATTTGAAGCGACATGCTTCCAACTTCAGTCATCATATCAGTTTGGGACTTACCTGAAAGTTTCGCATCTTTCATAAGCTTACCCATTTGCTCTCCGGACAAACCTAACCCTTTGGAGAACATGACAGCTTGTTCAGCAACTTTGCCAAACTCATCGCCAAGTAAGTTTATAGCTGGGCCAAGACCTTTTGCAATGTCTGCAACGGCTCCCATCATCTTAGCCATACCATCAGGACCGTAACCAAAAACCCTAGAAGCAGACAACCCTGTACCAGCTAAGTTGCCAGCTGAACTAGTCATGTCGTTAAAGCCGGCTATTACATTCTTAGCAGGACCTTCAGAAAAGGAACCAAACTCTTTACGCACGTCTTCGTAGGCTTGCCTTAGGGCAGTCCCAGCACTAGCGTTCTTATTTGCCATGCTGATAAGGCCACCGAATACTTTAAATGGTATTTTTAGTATAGATTTGCCAATATTAAAGACACCTTTGACAAAAGACTTCCCAGCCATCGCAGCGCCTTTTAGCCCTTGTGCAGCGAATTTTAAACCTTTGGTGAAAACCCCTAACCCTATAGCTGCACCGCCAATGCCTTTGCTTTTGTCAAGCATAGTTTTAAGAAATGATTTAGAATCTTTGGTGATGTTTTTTTGTTTCTTAGAGCCTTCGTCTAAAGCATCATTAACTTCAGACCAACCTCCGCCAAGCTGTTTGAGGCCTTGAGCTTGCTGACCTGTAGCGGCTGCCATTTCGCCGGCCATAGCTCCTTGCTGGCCACAAGAGCTAGCTATCTTAGCTTCGAGGTCACACCTCTTTGCGAGGAGACTATTTATTTGTGCTAGTAATTCTGCTTGTTGCCCTAAATCAGATGTATCAGCCATTACCAACCCTCAAAAAATCAGCCATCAGCAATAATTATTACGCCGGTTGATTTCTCAACAGCTTAAAAAGGCCATTGAATGCCTGTGGACTCAAAGAATAATTTTGATGCTTTTTTCTTTTTAACAATAATAGTTTTAATTTCTTCTATATTCGTTGTCTCAGAACACAGAGAGTTATAAAGCTTTCTAGAAGTTGAAATGTTTTCTGCGATGATTCCAACTATCTTTTTTTCGCCATTTAACTTAAATGTGTTCTGCTCGCTCATGATGTACAAAGCGCAGTCGGCAAAAAAATCTTTCCATTTTATTTCATTAAGCATGATATTAATTATGTAAATCTTCTCAATTTTGCTGGAACATGTGCACGTTGCCGTCCCATCATAGCCCTAGTAGAAGGATCGTTATGGTGAGCTCCCTTGGTTACGGCATTTCCGTCGTTAGCATCTGCTGTTCGACTTATCTCTTTGTTTATTCTCTTAATAAACCATATCCTTTGCCAAACAGGCAAAAGATAACACTCTCTATATCCAAAACCCATATAGTACATTAGCAGAAATATTTGATCTAAAAATATTTCTTTATAATCAGGTGTCAGGCCAAAAAAACGATGCCCCAATGGGCAACTTAACCTCCGATGTTTCTTGGCAGTGCGGACAATCTAACCAGCCAGATAAATCTATTCCTGGCTCGTGCTTATCAATAAATCTTCTTAATTCTAAAGAGTCACGAGCAGGCATGTTTCTAATAAACATAGAGATTTTATTTTTGTCTTTTATCCCGTTTATAGATTGTATTGAATAACTTAGTCTTTGAGTAACTACGTTATCAGCTGTAAAGCCTTTTTTCTTCCTTCTTTCAGCTAACGTCATAATCTCTTGTTCGTCTTCCCCAGTTAGAAACTTAAACCTTACTGGTAAACCTGTTGCTGGAAGCTTAAACTCAAAAACATTGGCGCCCGGAGAAACCGGGTCGATAGTGAGAGAATTAATAGGCATGTCTGTTAGATCAAAAGCTTGCTTGCTTCTTTCTCCGCATGCAGGACAGTCTACCTCTATGTTATAATCCGGACCATAACCAGTCACCCTTAAAGCCGTCATAATCGCGTTTCTATCACCCGAAAGCATTTCTTCTGGGTTTATCTGCTTGTCCATCAAACAAGACTTAAGAAGGTGAGTTATGACCGTCCCTTTTTTGATAAGAGCTCTTGACGTTAGAATATCTTCGTCCTTTGCAGTCATTGCTTTTATTTCAAGTGTCTCTTTTCCGTGAAGTGGGCTGTCAGCATCATACACTAAACCTTTAGAAGGAAGTGGGACAGATTCAATCGGAACTTCAAATCCAAAATCTTCCTTCATAACATTACTAGTTGCAATGCCCTGAGATTTCGCATGAGATGCTCCATGACCAAAAAGCTCTCCGCGGGTGTTTTCGTTATCGCTCATATATTACCTCTTAATTAAATGGCCTTAAGAATAAAATGTATTTGAGAATTTAGAAGAGTAAACAAAAAAATCAAGAAGTCTAAAAGACTTCTTGATTTTATGCAAAAAAGAAGATTATCTTAATTAGATTAGTACTGAAGTACGCAATTGTCGAATCTGATCGACAGTGAAATTTCAGCAGGATCTTCGGTTCCGTAATCTAGATCACCGAATCCAGCTGATTCAAGGAAACAGCCTTTAATATCCCAAAGCTCTACAACAGTTCCAACTGGATCAAGAAGCTTAAGTTGGCAATCTCTCTTGTAAAAATCAGCGTAACCCGCGCGACCAGATACTGATTCGAAATGAGTTCTTACCCATTCCATAACTTGCTGAGCACCTGACGGTGCAATAGGGTCGTGAAGTGTCACAGCAATTGGATCAAACTTCGTCTTACCAGCAATGTACCGATGCGAGTTCATAAAAGGTATTTCAATACCTGTCGTGTTCATTGTCGGCCTTGCGGCAGTTTTGATTAAGTAAGCATCTACCCCTTCAATTGCAAAGACCCATCTAAACTTTCTTTTGGGTTCGAACTTATTCGGTAACATGCTTGAGACATTTAGTGTTTCGGCCATTTTTTTCTCCTAATCTCCTTTTAAATATACTCTATATTAGATTTCTGCACCTGCATTTGTGATAACAAAGTCAAGTGATATAAATTCAACTGAACGTGTTGGTTGCAAGAATATCTTGCCTCTTAATGTATTGTTTTCTACATCCGTCTGAGTCGTTGTAGAAGTATCAATTCTAACGAGGAATCTATCAACACCCTGTTGCTGTTGAATCTGACGTAAGATTGGATTTACTTGCGCCGAGAACCTCGCTAAAGTCTCTTCTCTGTTTGGTTCAAATATGAAACTATTTGCAACGCTTCTTACTCTTCTTCTTATTTCGATAAGAAGCCTTCTTACATTTACTCTGTCAAGAGAACTCTGCGTTCTTAGCAGCGTCTTTTGACCGAAAACAACCACTCCTTCAGTGTGAGGAAATGAGGTGATTGGGTTTATGTCAGCGTCGTATAGAGCATCTAAGTTATCTCTATTTAGTTTCACTTGGGTTTCTAAAACATTTTCCATAGCGCCTCTAGTGAAACCAGCAGGAGCAAACCATGGGTGTGCTAACTGGTCGTTTAGCCCAAAAGCTCCAAGAACAGCTACCGAAGGAGGAGCTTGAACATTTACCCCTGTAGATGGATCCTGTAATATTACATCAGGAAAGTAAGCTGCAGCGAAACTGGTATCTAAGACCCTGTTACTGAATCTATTAACTGTGTTTGTTACGCTTACTTTCTGTGAAGAACCTGTAACTGGTAAGTTTTCAGAGTCGAAAACGATAGTATCCATTAGGTACATTGCATCGAACCTGTCTTCAACTGCTTCAATAGCTCTATCAGTAATCAAAGATTGCCTAATTCCAGGAATTGCCAAAAGCTGAATATCAACATCACTCTTTTCAGCTAAGACATCTAGTGATTTCAAATATGTAGCTGTAGTTGATCCGGCCTTGCCTCCCTGATCCTCGGGAAAATCAAGCTCTCTCTTAACAGCAACGTCACTGAGAGCTGACTTTTCTTTATCGAAAATATTGACTCCATCAAAACCGCCTTGCACGTATGTGGTGAATTTCAAAAATCTTCTTACTGAACCTAAATCTAAATCAGTACCCGAGTTGAGGAACCTAGTAGTAGAAGCTGGGTTACCATCAACATCAACTATAGCTTTTGAAAGAGTTGCTTCTCTTCTATAGAGAGCCGCTGCCCATTCTTTAGATTCTGGCTTATCAGATGCGTTTGTAATAACCTGAATGTTTTCTAAGCTAAACTCGTTGTTATTGTTGCTATCTGCAGTTGCATCGTTTCTAACTAACAACTTCATAGCATTAGTTACATAATCAGGAAGATACTTTGTAAGAGAAGGCATCATCTTGTTATGCTTAGAATTTTTATTAGGTTCTGTGTAAATGTCGTCAGCTTCGAATTGAATACCCCAGCAAAAAGAAGAGTTAGATCTTCTCTTTGGAATAACCCCAACTCCTACGTGCCTTCTCAAAGGAACTGGAGGAAGACGGAAATTAACATGAGGTTTGGCAGAAGAATCAATAATTGAAACTGCCGAAGCTGTATCCGGGTCTGCAAAGAGGGAATTACCACTAACTTCTCCATTAATAGATAATCTAGGAACTCCTCTAAAACCAAAAGGTAATGCTGTAGGATCGATCGTTCTTTCCTCAACAGCTATTGCAGCCTCTATCCTGATGAAGTTTGAAACATTCGGATGTTTACCAGTTAGAGCAACCTTTTGAGAACCAGGTCGTTTGTCAAAATCGTAGAAAAGCCTGTAGTCTCCAATTATTCTACAAATGTATCTATCAGATTGAGGGTTTAACGAAAGAGCGGAAAACCTTTCCAACGCTACTGGCTCACGGTCGTTATCATTAAAATCTCTGACAACTAGATCAAACTGACCGTAACGATCCTTTTCACTTTGAGAACGTCTAATATTCTCTATTGTGATCTTATAGATAGCGTTTCCTCCTGCACCATCATCCAAGGAGTGAACCTTGAAGAGGTCTTGAGCAACTCCACCAAACTTTTGAGATCTAATGGTTGGGGAAACAGCTGTTCTAAACCGGTCAGAAAAATCTTCCAAGCTTGGATAAGCAACTGCGGAGTGATTTCGAGTCCATTGTGATTTCATTAAAAATCCAACTTCCCTAAGTTCCTGCGTGCTATTGCTGATTCCTGACCTACCCGCTGAAGTAAGATATGGGTTGTCTGTGCCGTCCGGAACAGCGTAGGAATTAAAAACATCATAGTGAGTGTAAAGTACGTGTCCAGCCTCTTGAAGAGCTTCTGGATTGGTATTGAATATGTTAGCAAAATAATTGGTTGCTTGAGGATCGAAAGAAGCAGTTAATGCATTCGGGTAAGCGCTTGTTGGCTTGTGTCCATTAAGCAACATAACGAATTCTTGTTTGCTATCTTTTATGTTTACTGCGCCTAAAGCTGATCCGCCGTTATCTAAACCTTCGAGATTTCCAAAAACCCCTGAAGAGTTTGCTGAAACTCTTCCGACTGTAGTTGTTCCGCCGGAAAAGAAACCAAGTTTAGCTTTAGCTGAAGAGTTTGAAACAGTAAGTTCATCACAATCATTTAAAATTATCGTGTTTCCAGCTATTCCAGCAGTGTCTTGTGTAAGAGTAACTACATTGGCATCGGCAACTGCGGTAATACCGATTGCTCGGCCACCAGCAGTATGATTAATACATGCCGCGATCGAAGTTGCTGTGGCGTTGGCGCCATCGTCTTGATCAAAATGGCCATCGCCGGGGGATTCGGCGGCCCTAGCTTCATACACAAGTCGAGTCGCTCCAGAAACCAAGGTAAACTTACCATTTGCAGTAATGACTCCGTTAACGGTCAATGTTGCGGTAGCTTTCTTAGGTTCTTCAGAAGCTCTTTGACCGATTGCAGTGTTATTAGTAACTGCAGCTCGAGATGCTGACATTGATGGGACAACACCTGAGGCAAACATTATAATTCCTCGTGCCACTGGAGCAAACTTAACTCCTGTCGCCGGGGTAGCAGCATCTAAACCGACGCCGGCTTCATGGAATACAAGTTCTCCAAGACCACCAGAGAATGCGTTTCCAACTGTGACTGCTAATAATGTGATATCGGTAACTACGTCAGTGTTTCCTGGACGCCCAAACTTGACTTGGTCTAGAGTAAGCTTTCCGTTGATCGCTGTAACTTTTATTCTAGTAGAAGCTGCGTCTGCCGTGCCGGCATTATGACCATTAGCGTTATCTATTGCTAGCTTTAGTTGAGCCAACAACGTCTGTTGAGTAGATGATGTGACGTTTGGAATAGCAACCGCGACTGCACCGATTCGCGAATCAGTTGCCGAAACTGTAATGCCTGTTCCTAGTTGATCACCTGACGCAATTAAATCGCCTGTGTTCTTGGCTGGGCTGTCTGTATTCTGGTCTACAATGACATACTGCTTAGTTGTTCCGTCAGTAGACGTTAAAGTAATTCCCTTACCAACAATCTTCGCAAAGTCTCCACCAGCCGGCGCGAGTGCTGATCCGTGGGTTGCAACTGTAATTGTTGTTTTTGCTTTTGCGTGTGCAACTTCTTTCATTAAGCAGCCAAGAACGTGTGTTTGACCTGGGATTCCTTGGCCGTCTTTGCCGCCAGTCATGTTGGCCGTGATTGTAACGTTCACCGCAGCTGCATTATTATCGATAGCTTGGTGAGATAGTATTTGAATGTTTCCAGCTTGACCGGCTGCGTTCTTGATGTCGGCAGCAGCGGAACCATCAACTGCTTCAGCTACCAAACGAGTAGCCGCAGCTTCAGAACCGTGCCCGTTAGTTGTGTTGTTAATAGCTGCTATTAGTGATGCTACCTGCTCGTTCGCGTCTGCGGCAAGACCACCAGAATCTTGGTTTGAAACTTTTACAATTCCGGGACTAACTTCAGCACCGGTTGCGGCATTGGCTTCAGCGACGAACTGGTAAGTCTTAGCAACTCCGCCCTTCGAGACTAAAGTAATCATTTGACCGGCTGTTCCCTGACCACCGATTGTGATTCTGCCGGCAGCTTGTACAGGAGCGACATTACTACCAGCATTTGGGTTATGAGCTAAGCGGCCAGTTGAGGGATCAACTTGCTTTTCCCCAACAATGAACCCAGCGTTAAGAACTGAACCAGCTTGTTGCCTTTCACCTTTAGCATTTGCTGCAGTAAAAGAATCCAGCCTAGCTTTACCATCTCCGGCACCTAAGACTCTTAAATAGAGACCTGCTCTTGCGTTAGAAAACCATTCTCTTAAAGCCATCGGGCCGAATTTGTCAGAACCTATAGCTCCAAACTCAGCAACGAATTCTGCAAGGTTAGCAAAAACCAAAGGTACAAATGCCCTGCCTTTCGTTGCAGTACCAATTACTCCAGCTGGTGTCCCCACTGGACCGGTTCTTGATGGTCCGGAAAGGTCGATTTCTCGAGTGCTTACCCCTGGACTTTTAAATGTCAATTCTGCCATCTGTCAATTTCTCCTGTTATTTACCTTATTCAAACGAGATGCCGCTATTTGTGATTATAAAATCAATCGCGATAAACTCAATTGCCCTAGTTGGTACAACAACTATTCTACCATTCAGGCGGTTATTTTCAACATCTTCTGCTGAGTTGTTTGTATCATCCATGACTATCTTAAAACTGTCGATACCTGCTTGTGCTTGTACCGTTGTCAATAGCGGAGTTACTAAGTTAATAAATCTTGCTCTAGTCTCCGCATTGTTTGGTTCAAATAGTAACCTTTGTGAAACTCTTGTAATCAATCTCTTGACTTCTAAAAGCATTCTTCTTACATTAACTCTATCAAGAGCTGATTTAGCTAATTGCAATGTCTTCTGGCCGAAGATTACGATACCTCCGTCTGGGAAGTTAGCAATTGGGTTGATTCGAGCATCATAAAGTTCGTCTCTATCTCCAGCTGTTAACCTTACATCAACGTTAGTTACATTGTCCAGAGCACCTCGGTTAAACCCAGCAGGGGCAAACCAAGGGAACGATACAGAATCATTAAAAGCTAAAGCTTTCATCGCAGCTACAGAAGCTGGGACTTTGACTCGAGTTGAGTTAACTTCATCATTTATAACTACATCTGGAAAGTAAGCTGCTGTATAGTTGTTATCTACCGCTCGAGCAGAGAATTGCTCTGCTGTTTCTCTTACGTCCGGAGCAGAAACCGATCCAGAAACAAACGCTGTTCTGTCTTCAGTTCCAAACAATCGTGTATTTCCTTCTGAGAAAGAAGGAACATCCATGAGGTATATTGCTAAAGAATATGCTTTCGTCAAATCAGCAACGTGATCAGTTACGAAAGAATCCTTAATTCCTGGGATTGCTAAGATGTTATGACTTACCGTCATCGGGTTCGTCATAATATTGCCGGCTTCTCTATAAGTTATAACTGAACTGTTTCTCTGGCCAATTCCTGGTTTACCTTCATAGAGTCCAGTAAGCGTTGTGAAATCATTATCAAATTCAGTTGATGCTTTTCCGAAGAAACCTGGAGGTGCATCGGCTGAAGCAGATCTGTCATTTAATCTTCTTAAATCTGAATCGAGTATATTGACTCCGTCAAAGCCTCCAAAAAGAGGTACAGTAAACTTGTTAAACACAGAGAATCTGTTAAACTTGATCGAAGAAGAAGACACCAAAGTAGCCATCGTTACTCGACCAACCGGACCGGCCGGATCATTAACAACATAGCTGCTTCCTTCAACTTTTCCGTCTCTCAAATAAACAGCTTCTAGCATGTGCTCTCTTGCTGAACCAGTGATGTTGCTTGCAATGTTTAATGGATCTGATCCTGTCACGTTGAGTGCAACCCTTGCAAGGGTAAACTTATTTGAATTGAAAGCATCAACTGCAGAACCTGTGAGTAATGCCCCAGATTCAACTATTCCTTGATACTTGGTGTAACCATGAATAAGCTCATTGAAAACTCCACCAGCATTAGGGTTCAAAATTGAAAAAGATGTTGATCCAGTCAGCGGAACTCTTTCTGACTTAAGGCCCCAGTAAAGCTTAGAATCAACTTTTTCTGTAAGGGCTGGGTGGCCGGAAGGAATTTGAGAACCTGACATCATTTGTCCGCGAGTGACCTTATATCTATAAGGAAGCGGAGGAAAAACTGGAGAAGCTAAAGAAGCGTCTCTTCTGTTTGTTTCATCGATTAAGATGCTGGTATCGATCCTTGTTTTGTCACCGCTTATTAAGTCTGCGGCTGAACCAAAAGCATTACCGATGATCTCAGATCCATCTTTCAAAGCGACCAAAGCAGAGTCAGTAAGAGATTCAGATGTCTTGAGGACCGGAATTCCTCTAAACCCAAATGGTAGTGCAGAATCAGGAACTTCTCCGCTTTCATACATACCACTCATTCTTACTCTTACATAAAGAGAGCGGTTAGGGTATTTACCGCTAACTACTACTCTTCTCTCTTCTTCCAAATCTGCATCGAAATTATACTCAGCTTTATAATCCCCAATTGCCCTAGCGATAAATTGCTCGCTATTTGGATCAAGCGTACATGCTGGGTAAGATTCTAAAATTTCTGGTTCTAAGTCTAGATCTCTAAACTTTCTAACCAAAACATCGAATGTTCCGAATTCATTCTTTGGATCTAAGCTAGCCTTGATGTTAGCAATTGAAACTTTGACTTCTTGATTTCCTGACTCGCCGTCTGAAAGCGCTTCAAAGTTAAAAAGATCGAATTCTTTAGAGCCAAAGGGCTGGCTTATAATCGCTGGAGTTTTAGCTGTCTTATATCTAGTATCTAACCTTCCTAACAAAGACCATGCTTTTGCATAATTCCCGGCAAAAGGTGAATCACCAATTGTTTGGTTCGAAGGTGGAGCAACCAAAACCTTAGCAGCTGGAGCGACCTCATCTTCAACTGGAAGATCTAGATAAAGGAGGTGCTTTTGAGCCATGAACTGATTGGGATCTGTGTTAAGAACCTTTGAGATGTAAGCAGGATGTTCAGGATCCAAACTAGCTGTAATCGTTCTGTGGACGCTAGTCTGAGAATCTTTACCGATAAGAAGTAGCTTAAAAGTCTGGCTGGTAATTGTGTTCGCTGCATCCATCAAGTTAACTAAACCGTCAGTTTGAAGCATATCAGCCGCGTCGCCGGCACCGCCAGTAAAAGCCATAGCTGGTGCACCGGCACCAAAGAAAGTTGTCAAAGCCGGAGCGGTGGCATTAAAAGCGCCAGCTGGCTTGGTGAACGTTATGGTTGCTGAATTACCGGGTGTTCCTTTGACTTGAACCTCCAGCTTTACGCCAGTATCGTTAGTCTTTGTAGCTACTAAATTCTTAATACCGTTAACAGTTGTATCTCCACCGGCGGTAATTAGTGAACCACCACCAACTGCGAATCTACCACCATTCCAAGTACCATTGATTATTGAGATAAATTTATCCGCTAAATCGCCGGTTTGGATGGTCTTTGCAAAAGGATCAGCTGTTGCGCCATTGTTCATGGCGAAGTTTATTGTCGTTGTATTTCCCGCAACGGCTGGTGCCTCGTCGCCGGCGGCTGATCCGATTTGAAAATTTATTGTGTATGTTGTATCACCACCGGATTGGCCTGAAACTGCAGCTGGCATGAATATCGTTGCTGTATAAACAGTAACGTCAGCGGCAGTATAGTTGAGCCCCATTGAGATACCAGCACCAACGTTAGTGAGGTTATTGTTAAAAACTAAACCGCCATTAGCGTCAGCTGCAACTGGAGTTTGAGTTGCTGCTTTAACATCGTCACCAGCTGGATCTAAAGAGCCGTATGTGTATGTATCATCAACTCCCATTGCCGTGAGCCGATATCCAGCTGTAGTATAAACAACACCACGTAACATTGAAGCATAACCATCAGCATTAAAACTCGCGTTGTCATTCAAGACTGGGTGAGTTTGCTGAGCCCAAAGCGACTTTGCGAAAATGTCCTGTTTGTGCTGTGCTGAAATTAAGAAAGGTGCTCCGTCTAAAACTGAGATAGATGTGAAAGTTTCTGAATCATCTGAGTGAGCAATATTCTTTCTGTTAATTGTTGTTTGCTTACCATGAACTCTAAAACCAGCGCCTTTTACAATTCCTTGTGAAAGTGTAGCTGATCTATCGGCTGCCGTCTCATTTGCTCCGGCGCCTAAAACTCTCATGAAAGTCAGGGCTCTTTTCTTCTTTAAAAATTCAAAAGCAGCGTATGTCGCTGGACGAGATGAATCTAAACTACCAAACCGATTTACGAAATCCGTAAAATCCCCAATCGTAACAGGCACAAATGCCGGCCCTTTAAGTGAAGTACCGATTAGTCCGCCAGGTACCCCTGAGACCGCCTGTCGCCTTGATGCTAGGTCTATTTCTCTTTCAAAAAATCCTGGTGATCTGAATGTCTGTTCTGCCATATTGTGGATTCTCCTGTAATTTTACTGTGCAACCACATTATAATTATTTTATAAAAATGCTAGTTGCTTGTGAATACTTAATTTATTTCCTAATCAAATCATCGAGCTTCATCACGAAACCTTTAGCTTTTATCACTGTCTCTCCAGATTTCCTATTCTGATCAATAACTCTGACTTGTATTGTCCTTATTTGTCCGGTAGTTGGATCAACTTTTTTAATTTCGACCAAATCACCAGAACTCCCTATATTATTATTTAGTGTCGTTGTACCCAAAGAATCCTTATTCTGTAAATTTTTTCCTTTTACAGTACCTCCAACTCCCTGTTTTGGATTTTTGTCACTGTCACTTTCTAAATTATCTAAAACATAATCGTTAGCATTCCCAGAGTTAACTCTTGGATTCAATTCGCTAGCAACTGGATCAACAGTTGTGTGCATCGTAAAACTAATATGAGGAGCTGAGACGTATCTTCTTACCGGGGTTGGTTGTCCGATAGACCTAGGGGCTACTAAATAAGCGTTTACTTTCATACTAATCGTACATTTGACTATTCTCTCATTCTCGGTAAAGTCATCAAAATTTACGTCCGGGGTTAATCCGTCTTCTACGAATGCACTAAAATAATATCCTTTATCAGTCTCAAGTTTAAAAGAAGCCCTGTTGTTGTTCGTATATCCTCCCATTAATATTGTCATTACTTGGTTCATCTGCTGAGTATACTGACACCAAAAGGTTATTTCGTAATTAGCTATGTAATGTTTAATAGGAGGAATCTCAAAAACTTCAAAAACGTTTGTACCAATTGAATTTTCGATCAAAGGGTTATTTAAGCCTGCAGAAGAAATACCAGACTTAAGTTTTTTTACTCCGCTTTCGGAAGCTCCATCCTCTGTGTCGAGTCTTTTTCCTTTTGCTAAATTCTCATCATTCAATATACCTTGTTTATTAATATATTGCTGGAAGACCGCGTCTTCTGGGGCTAACCTTTTTTTAATTACAATAGGTACATTTTCTGCAACGCCTGGTTGATGCTGAACTCCCGTTCTCATTATTGATATAAGAGGCAATATCAAAGTGTCTGTGGAGTCTCTTAAAGGTTTCTTTCTTGCGAGTATAGCAAAGCGTTCACCGGTAGCAAATATAACTGGTATCTTTATTGGCTTCTTGTTTCCTTTTACAGTAAAATCTAAATCTTTTTCAAATAAATTAAAAACTGATCTATCAACATCTTCAATTGTGCAAGAAGGTATGCTTAAGCCTGATACTTCTTCTCCCTCTTGATATCCTAAGTTAGCTTTGCCTCCAGCTCCCTCTTTAGCGTTATATCTGCTTGACATTAATCATCTCCATAAAAAGAAGAGCTTATCCCTGCATCATCTTCAGAAACTTCTGCAGGCTTATCAGCTATTATTTCGACTTTACCTTGCTCTTGAAGAGCCCGGACATCTCCAGTTTCTCCTAGTTTATTTTCACTCTTTCCACGTTGTTGGACGAAAGTTTTTTGTACAGCTTTATCGTCTAAACCTTTAAGAGATTCATCAGTAGGACCATTTGGTAAAACGTCTATTTGCCCCTTTCTAGCCTGCTTGCAAACTAGTTTTATACCTGTCTTATATTCTATTTGACCAAAAATCAGGTTAGAAAACGTGGCAGACGTCACTTCGAAGAAAATATCTCCATAGCTCAGGTAATCTCCTTCTTTGATTTCAAGGTCTCTGTCTAAAAGATCCCTATAATGAATGTAAACCTCTACAGAACGAAATGTTTCTGTACCGAATTTATTTGTTCTAACCTCAGCAGGATCCCAGCTCACCCTAGCTTCTACTTCTACAGGCGGATCAAAAACTTTGGTGACTGCTTCTTCGTAGACTTCGTGTATGTTTGTAAGGTCTGACCTTATTTTGTAGTAAAAAACTTTTTGGCCAATTACGTCTTTGTTGATCTCTTTCGTTAGATCTGATATGAAATCAATCTCTCTTGGTGTTATAAAAAGTCTTGCCATTTTTTATCCTAATGTTATCGCTTTGCCAAGCGGTATAGGAACGGATTTTAGAACTGTTTGTATAGCTTCTGCAGACTCTGCTTCAGACTTAAGCAAATTACCGTATGATAGAGTATCTAGTAATTCAGTCATTTTATCTCTTAAACTGCTTTGATCTTCTCTACCTTGAGATATCAATTCAGTACCATTAAGGCTTAAATCACCATCGGGTAAAGGAACAGAAGAAAACTTTGAACGAACTAATCCTAAAAGTTCTTTTGAAAGAGCTAAAGCGTATTGTCTTACCCACTGTCTTCCAATCTCGTTTATTTTAGAGTAGTTTAAGTTTCCGAAAGGAACATTAGAAAGATTTGAAACTCCGTAAATAGTATCGTCTTTAACTTGCGGGTTTATTGGATCTGGAGCATAAGAAAATTTTATCCAAAGCTTTTTGTCCTTTTGGGGAATAGGATATATTCTCAGTTTTCCACCCATTAACTTATATGAATAGTTCGATCTCCTGATCCTATTAGATATATCCATTTGCCCTGCGCGCAATATATCTTCAAAAACCGGTAAAACATAAAAGACAGTTTCTGGAGTAAAAGATTCAAAGCTGAATTCGTTATTCAAATAGTTGATAGCTGATGTTGTATCAAAGAATCTGTATGCGTTTTGCGGAGAGAAATGACAAACTTCTAATACTTTCAATTTAGTTCTTGGAGAATTTAAACTACTGCTTACGACCAAATCCCCGTTTCCGTCTTTAAGAGTTTCGTAGATATCATAATCTTGAACTTCAGCTTTCATATCAATTGAACCAGAAAAAACCGAATAAGAACCTCCAACGCCAGCTTCTCCTGCATAAGGTTCAGCCGCCCTCAAAGCAAACTCTAAATTCTGCCTTGGGTGAAGCGCTTCAGCACCAGAAAGCGACCCAGTTGGTATACCTAATAAGTTGGTCAGTTGAGACTTTCCGTGAGCTTCTAGAACAATTCTGCCATACTCTAAAAAAGATTCTTCAAAACATGACCAAATTTGTTTTTTTGTTAATTCTACTGATAAAATATCGTCGCCAAGCTTACGCTTGACAAAAGTCACCATTGAATCTGCTTCCGATGAAAAAATCGGATCTGCATCAAAAAATCCAAACGGCGTTGGTCTGAGGGTTTCTTTAAATGAAGACATGTCTCACTCCTAAACTAAATATGGAATAGGAGTGAGAATGTCTTAAGATATTAAATTAGAAAATTTCTAATTAAGGTTCGGTAGCTGAGTTCATGTTAACTCCAGCATTGCCGTTTGTTGGACCGTTGCTGATCAAATCAGCCCATTGAGTACCTAGCCAAAGCAGGGTCAATTGCTGGCCGGCTCCAAAACGCTTTACTTCAGCAGCGCCACCGTCATGCTTTCCAATTGTTAAATCAACATTGTTTCCTGCTTGACCAGCAGCTAATCGCTTGATAACTTTGAAAGTGCCGGCCTGTGCCAGGGTTAAATCGCCTAAAGTCAATGCGCAGTTTGCTCCAGTGTCAATAACGGTTACGCCAGTTGTGTTAAGTGCTCCACCATTGGTTCCAGATCCAGCTTTTGTCACGGTTATATCCAGGGTTGATGTTCCCTGAATAGGGGCTGAAGAAGCTCCAGTTTTATCATTTATAACAGTGATCAATCCACCACCATCAGCTGTAGCTGCGAATCCTGCTACTGCTGCAATGAGAGTGGCAAAGTCGCTGCCGGTCTGAGCTGCTGTTCTACCAGCAACGGCATTTAAAGCTACATGACCAGATGGAAGTGCAGGTGCGCCACCCGTCTGGATAAAAAACGTAGTCGGAACTCCATCCCCGTTAAAAAGAACAAAAGTAGTTCCAACAACATTGCTGTTTGAAGCAACTGCTTGGATTGTTACCTGCTGCGCGGTTACTGTCTCAAGGTCTGATGATATTCCAGCTCCTGAAACGTGGAACTCTGGCAAGTGAGAACCAGAGAATGTTGCAACCTTACCATCACCTTCGCCGGCATCTACAACTGGTTGAGCTCCACCACCGCTGGCAGTTTGCAAAGTTCTCAAACCAGAAGCATCTGTCAATGTTACATCAACCCCAGCAACTGTTCCCTTGTTGATAAGTTCAGCAATCTGTACTGTAGTAAGATCAACATCAGTAGCCGCGTTGTTATCGCCATTGTTTGGAGTGATAGTCAAAACAACAGCGGACGGAGTACCGGTGAAGGCTGCTAACACTGTAGCACCCGGGTTAGCAGCATCTGCAAGAACTTGTAATGTAAAGGTCTTTGCGTCATCACCACGCTCGGTGTTAGTCAAAGTAACATCAGCAGTCAAATCCAGAGTACCAGTCTGAAATCCTGATGCAAGGTTTTGCTGCAAACCAGCTGTAGGAGTATATTTTGCTTGAATAGCCATTTAATCTTTACCTCCTATTAAGCCGATGTTAATTCTGCAACGCAAATCCAGTCGCTACCTGTCCACATCAACAAAGCATAATCATTTGCTGCCTTGAGGTTGTCTCCAATCAAATCGGCCGTTAAAGCTGACCTGATCGTTATCTCGTGACCCCCAGCTCCTCGAACGATAAGCTTCATCTGGCCTGCAGCACCAGCGACGTTAACTGGATTAGCAACTGTCATGGTATGAGCACCGGTCGAAACCAACCTAGTTACTCCTACGGATGATATTGCACCGCCTGCTGTTGAGGACACATCTTCAGAATCAAGTGCGATTCCGACTCCCTGAACGGTAAAACCGCCAGTACCTGTAGATTGAACGATACCCTGGGTACCGCTATAAGTTACGTTTGGCATGATCTTTCTCCTTTTTGTCTGCAAGATTCCGCACCGCCGGCAGGGTCGACTGATCAAAATGGTACGGGCCTAATAATAATTATAGAGAAAGATTGAATTTACAAAAAAACTATCCGAAAAGACGGCCGATTAATTTAGAAATCACTCTTTGGTCAGATTGCTCATGCAAGATTGTAGCAAATTTGTGGAATTGTTCACGTAAGCTAGTTAACTCTGCTCTTAAACCTGTATCTGCTGGTGCTGGGGCTGATTCTAGAGATGCAACCTGCTTTTCAAGCTGAGCTACCCTCTTTGTCAACTTATCTAATTCAGCGTTCTTTGCTGGAGCTGGTTTAGCAGCTGGTTTTGGCGCAGCCGGCTTTGATGCCCCCGCTGTCTTCTTTGTCTTTGTAGTAGTCATATTAAAACACTCCTCTTATGACGTTATGATTAGAAGTATAATAGTAATCAAATATGTGTTAATCGTTTAATAGACCAGCGTTCTTCAACCAACGTTCACGGAGTAGATCACCCTTTGTCTTGCGAGTCCTGACAGACTCATCTTTAATGGTAACTTTTTCAGTAGGATCTCTACCTTTCGTAAGAAATAAATCGCCGGCCCAAGGAACTTTGCCATGCTCACCACCATCACGCACTTGGGGAGGGTGAACATTAGAAAGGTATTTATCTAAATCGGCAACAGTTACTCCAGTGAATTTCATCTTTTCAAAAGCTGCAATGACTTTTTCTTTTTCTTCATTGCTTAAATCCTTAGGTAATCCACCGCCAGCATCTTCTACTTTTTCAGAGTCTAGTTTTGCACTCTTTGCAGCATATTTTTCCATACCTTTCAAAGAACGTGCTCCTGTCTTTGGGCCTTCGCCTTCTTCTTCGCAACCTTCAATATCTAAGTGGCCCTTACCGGTTCCTAAAGGTTCACAGATTGCGTTACCGATTTTTTGTCCATCAATCTCAACGCCCTCAGGATCAAACGGATTAGGTGGATAGTATAAGTGGATTTGATCAAAACCAGCTGATTCCATAGCTTCAATCGCCGGACCTTTTTTGGTAATATTACCGTCCTCATCAACCTCTGGGCTAGCAGCAAAAATTCTATCAACTTCTGACTGTGCTACTCGACGACCGCCTGTTGAAGCTCTGTGAAGATTTGCTATACGAGTTCTGTCAGCTGGCTGATGGATATAAATACCGATAATCTTTAAGCCGGCAAATTCTTCATCGCCTTTCAGTTGTCCTAGTTGAGATATTCTGTCAGTATTCGCTGTGGATTCTCCAGCTTGGTCTGCTAGATATACGCTAGCGTAAGCAGTTGATCCAACTTCTTTAACATCAGACATTAACGACTTCATTTCTTTCTTGATATCTCCAAGGTAACGAGCAGCAGCACCAGCCCTTAAACCTAAGGTTGGGTTGCCATCACCTGGCCCAAGCATCTTATTAATATCATCGCTTAAACCTTTAATAGTCTTTGAGAATCCACGAGCTTGCGTGAAGAAAGCTTTTGTGTTTGGGAACTTAGCAAATTCATCTGAGCCTCCGCCATCTTTAATCTTCTCAAAAGCTGACTTAGAGAGAATAGAGCTAAGTTCAAACTTAACTCCCTTTTCGTTGACATGAAAATAATCATCGATAATATCTTCGAAAGACTCCCCTTTATCAACTCTTGCTTCGATCTCATTAAAGACAGCCGGAGCTAAAGCCTTACTAGTAACGCTAGTCATTGCTTCATCTTCTTCTTGAAACTGTGATGCACCTTTGTCTTCTAAACCTTTAAGATAATCTTTGAAATTTTGTTCATCATTGGCTCCAATAAAGTCACCAATAGCTTTCTTAGCAGCTCCTTTACCAGCAGCAGGAGGACCATAAAGAACAACAAGCGTAATCGGCTTAGCATCAACAGCTTTGACTTGTTTTGTTAAAGCTTCGTCCTCGAACAGCAAGTTAACTAAGCTAGGTCGCTTTTTGTTTTCTTTTAATTTCTTCTTTCTTGGTTTATAACCGTAAAGTTCAGTGAGTTTCATTTGTCCTCCACAAAATTGACTAGATCGTTTAATAAATATATTAGAAAACCAATAAAGTAAAAAAAAAGGGAGGCCAGAAGCCTCCCTTTAATCTTAGAGTGTTATAACTCTATTAGATAATGTCCATGTCCAAGCATGTAACAGTACCGTAGAAGTCAGAACGAACCATCTTCTTACCGTATCGAGTCATGACACCCTTACGTGGGGTGAAGTCCTCTGGCGCGAAGATTGTTGGTGTGACGATCAATGGTACGTACGGAGCGTAAACATATCCGGTCTCTAAGTAGCTGCTGCCCTTGAATCCAACAAGGATCTTGTTACGTGGGAAGTATGGGTCCTTGTAAACCGTGAAACGGCTTGAAAGGGTACCAACCTTCTCAGCTCCAAGAGCCATTGGCATTCCAACCTGGCCGTCACCATCAAGGGTGAGAGCTGGCTTGTAAAGAACGCTAGCTTCAAGAATGGTAGCAACCTCAGGGCTAACAACCATAAAGTTACCAGAGCCACGAAGTGTCTTTCTGTGAATCTCATTGGAAACATCGATGATGGTCTCAACAAGAGTCTCATACCACTCGCGAACTGTACCAGTGAAAGCTGGTCCTGGGCGGAGTGAAGTAGCTCGTGAAACTGCAATGCCTGTGCGCTTGTTAACAAAGTTCCCTGGTGAGCGTGACCAGAAGAAGTTAGCAGCACCAGCTTCTCCAAGAAGGTCTCCAAGAATCTCACGGTCAATCTCGAGTGCAACCTGCTCAGAAAGAATCTGAGTAAGCTCTACCTCAGCGTCAAGGCTGTGATATGCATTCAAGTCCTGTGCGAGTTCTGGTGACCACTTAGCGCGCAGTTTACGGGTCTGAGCAACAACAGATACTGACTCAATCTTGATGTCAATCTCTGGAATATCGCCCTCATCAACTGCGAAGTCTGACTCAAAAGCTGGTGAAACAACTGTTGAAAGGTCCTCAGCACTTGTTCCTGCTGGCTTAACGCCGCTGACGTCAATAACAGATTTAGATGCTTTTGTATCAGCATCAGAGAGCTGGTTATCGGCAACAGTTCCGTTGACCTTAACGATCATAAGCAGGAAGTGAGTAGCTGCAGTGGTTGCCATGCTGATAGGACCAGCAGTACCATCAACTTCAGGTGCCCTTGTCTTAGCGCTAAAAGGAGCTGCGTTAGCTTCTGACTTGACAATCCTGTTTAAGCGCTTGACGTTAGCAACAGCATCTCCAGCCTGGACCTTTGACGGTACAGGACCTAGACCCGTGATTTGGGTTGAGTTAATGGTAATCTCTTTAACCTGTCGTGCGTCAAAACTAGGAAAGTTCTCTGTTGACCATGGGATAAAAAGAGCAGCATACTCTTCGCCGGCTTCAATCTCAGCAACAAGCTGTGGATCAAAGTCGAGAAGACGTAAGTCCTGGCCAGCTGCAGTCAAAAGAGCTGGCTTGTTACCACCGGTAGCCTTACCTGCCCAAGCATTGTCAGAACCAAAAGCGCCAAGCTTAAGTAATGCAGCTGCAGTTTGAGTATTGTCCCCAGCATTAAGGGCTGTTTCTGGAAGCTGAACTGCTTCTTTCTCAACACGGCTCTTTGTGTAACCAGCACCAACCAAGTCGTAAGGACCGCCAACAGCGTCAGCGCCACCGTTCTTACCTGGGTTAACAGGCTGACCATAGATAGAGTCGCCCTTCTTGTATGCAGCTTCGGTTGTTCCAATGTCACCACCGACGTTGGTACCGTATGTGTAATCGAGGTAGAAGAGCAGTCCAGAAGGAAGGCTCATCGGCTGGATTGACACAAGCTCGTTAGCAATCAATCCGCCGAATACACGACGAACGATTGGGAATGCAATATTGGTGAAACCACGGATATCAGATCCGCCACCATCACCACCGAGAGTTGAAGCCTCTCGAAGAACCTGCCCAGCCTGGTTTTCCAGGAGGGTGGCCATGTTTTCGCGACCAACACCATCAAGGCCACGAAGGAGACCTGTTCGGCCCCACTTTTCTAACAGTCGACGGTTACCCTGGCCAACATTACGTGCCTTGATACCTTCCGTCAACTGATTTAATGAAAAACTCATTTGTTTTCTCCTTAATATAAATTAGTTGATTATTTTCTAATGCCAGCCAATGTTGCCCATCTTGCAGCTACTGTATCCTCATTGATAGCGGCAGAACCACTTCGAGTAGACTTGCTTGCTGAAGAAAGCAATTTACGACTGTTTGCTGACTCGTTCATAGTACGAGTAGTACGCTTAACTAGAGACTTAGCAAGTCCTTGGTAGAGGAACTTAGCTTCTCTAATAGTCTTGGCATTATCAAGAGCCTCGACAATGGCACGCTGCTGCTTTTGTGTCACATTACGATTCTGCATCAACTTATTCACATATAAAAGCTTTGCGTTAAAAAGGTTCATCTCAGAAAGCTGCTTCTTCAACTTTCTATTCTCGTTTTGTAATTTTATGTTCTGGACGCTTGATCGACGAGTAGCTCTTCGGTCTCTTGATTCACGGGCAATCGAAGGAACTGTTCCAAGCTCGTCAGAAAGTGCATTGAGAAGATCATCTTCGTCAACATCGACGAACATATCACCCTCATCATCACCACCGCCAAAATCATCAAGTACGGAAGCGTCTACACCCTCAGCTTCACGAAGACGTCGAAGCCTCTTAATTTCGCGTCGGAGGATACCCTCATCGATTTCGTAGACCTGAGTCTCTTTCATCTCATCTTCGTCTTCTTCATCGCCTTCGCGCATCTCGTCCTCTTCGTCTTCTTCATCAGCCTCACGCATTTCGTCTTCTTCGTCGGCCATGTCCATTTCGTCATATTCACCTAGGTCGATTTCTTCTTCATCATCATCGCCCTCATCGTCTCCACCTTCTTCGATTTCAACGTCAAGCCCTAATGCTGAACCTAGGTCTTCAAGAGCAGAGCTGGCAGCATCAACATCGACGTCGCCTCCGCCTTCTCCACCCTCTTCATCTTCTTCATGCATAGCTTCATCAGCCATGTCCATTTCGTCTTTGTCCATCTCATCTGCCATCTCATCAATTTCAAATAGTCGGCGGAAGATGGTACTGCTTCTTCTTGTCATGTTCTTAATCTCCTTTATCATTTGTTTATAAGAAGTAGTCAATTGGTCTTCTGCTCCCTCCTTTAGGAGCAGCCTCTTCATCAACAAAGCCTCAGAAAGCAATTCCTGATAAGCTTTCTTTATCAGTTTCCGTTGCGTTTCGTTTAGCTTATTGAACTGGAGGCCTTGAAGCATAGCATCCATCCTTTTCGCCCGACGTCTTACCGAATTTATATTTTCTGCAAGATTTACTTTGCCAGACAGCGTGGTTGAACGAGTATTTTTGCTCAATCCGCGGTTTCTGCCGCGACCTTCAGCAACGGATATGTTAACATCGCCTGATGCATTAACTACTACGGACGTATTTTCAGATTCCGTCTCGCTTTTGAGTTCATCAGGTTGTATAAGTTCATCGGTAGGCAACTCAAGAGAATCTTCTTCAGGTTCCATCTCATCAGACATCATCGCGATGTCAACACCTGTGACGTCATCATCCGAAGGTTCATCCTGTTCGCCCATGATTTGAGCCTCTATAAGAGCCTTAATTCTTGGGGTAACTGCCTCTATTATTTTGTTTTTTGCGTTTTGCTCTGCCATTTCTCTTAGCTGTTTAGCTTCGGCAATAGCTTCGGCATATAAATTATTTGACATAATACCACCTATGTTCTACTAAATGGTAAATATCATCTAAAAAAACAAAACTTACCATTTCTCAATTATTTTATTTAAAAAAATTAACTTTCTTTTTCTAAAATCTTTCTTATCATCATCCTTACCTTTTGAATCGGAAGTTCATCGAGTTCATTTTCCGAATCCAACTGGAGCACATTTATATCCTGATTGATATCTTTATGCGGATGGCTATATCCTATCGTACTGCCTGTCTGCTGTAAACTGCCAGGTGTAATTGCTTTTGGAGTATTTGCTCCTCCGCCAACTTGAATCCTTTTTTTATACATCCCTGGCATTGGACTTATAGATGTGCCAACCGCTTCTCCGAGCTTGGTGTTTCCAGCAGCATAATAAAATGGATCAGTACCTTTAACATCTAGAAAATCATTCGCTAGATATCCATTGATAACTTTTCTTAATTTTTTTTGGGTTTCTATGTCGATATCTGATATATCAATGTCATCATGCTCATCTTCGTCATCATATGGGTAAGATCCTTGACTTTGACGTGAGAGGTGATGTCTTGGTTCAAGTTGACCATAACCGAGTCCAGCTCTAGAATTTGGTACCGCGCCTGGAGGCTGCTGCTTTATAGATACTGGACCGGTCATTTATTATCAACTATTGGATTGGCCGAGTTTGTAGTCACCTAAAGTATGTCGAGCTTGCCGCTCAGAATTAGCTTTTGGATTCTCTAGAGCACCAACACCAACGAAGGGAGTAGAAGATGGAGTCTTACCAAAATTCTCTGGTGGTTCTCCTAAATCGCTTGGATCAACTGAGCCTTCTCCTGGAGAAACAGGATTAGGAACATACGGGCTAGCTGGAAGACCAGCTGCGCCTGTTTGAACTTCGTTTAGGTCGGGTGCATCTGGGTAGTCTCTATCAAAAGTTCCAAATGTGTGACCTGCATCATTGACAGCTCCATTTAGACAAAGCTCTTCGAACTGTGCTCTAATATCGTCATCGGAAAGTTCAAGCAAAGGATTTCCGGAAAAAGCTGATCTTAAAGTTCCATCGTCTCTTTTTCCAAGAGAACGAGCGCTTGGCTCTCCAATAATTTGGACTACGCCTTGTTTATGAGTAGGCATCTAATTACTCCTTAATATATTACTTTGAAAGTTTATTAATTAAGTTCTTCTTCTTACCACGAATCTTTAAAAGAGTTTTCATCATCTTAGCTTCAGATATTTTCAAGGCTTTTAGATGATCTAAATCTTTCTCTAAAGAACCAGCATATTCGCCGGCATCTACCTCTTCAGCATCAACTTTTTCTGAATCTTCTTTTCCTTGTTCTAAAGTTTCTTTAAGCCTAGCTTTCTCTTCAGCAATGATCTTTCGGATAATTCCTGGTGTTAACTTAATTGATTTACGCGACTTTCTCATGACTTGACTCCATAAAATAGCTTATATTATTATTTATGCTGCCCGGGCAGATTCTTTTCAGAAAATGCTAAAGCTGCCCAATTTTGCGCGGCTTCTCCAAAAGCATCGCTAGGATCAACAGCATCAGCCATTCGAGCTTGAGCATCCATTGGAGCTACATTTCTTCGATCAGCTTGGGTTTGTTCTTGTAAAGTTGTTCTTGCAGTATCAGCAAAAATACTCTGCATTAAAGGATCATCGGTGACTCCTCTAACAGTTTCAGGTATAATATCTTTCTTAACTGCCTTTCTTTTTCTTTGCGGTGGCTTCTTTTTAGCAGCCACTCTTTTTGATTCTTGAATCTGCTCGCTAGCCCCAACAAGTCCTTCGCTAAGGATCTCAACGAGACATTCTTTGACTAGACTTTTTAAAATTGCCCTACTCACTTTAGCCATTGGCGTTATCCAATCTTATTATTATTATCGATAAAATGTTCAATATGACCCTCAAACTCAACAGCATCAACCGTCGTTAAACCAGCCATGATATTAAGGACAACCGCATTATCATCGGTATGAATGTAAAGTTTTTTTACTCTCATCTCAAGGCGCGGAGTAGTTTCGTTTGCTGCTAAAGAAAGTCCACGAGTTTTATTCGCTGCAGTCTTAGAAGAAAAATAAATTTTTGCAGCGCCTCCTGCCCTGATGTATATCCATCTAGTAACTCTTGGAAATTCTACAACATAAATTGTTTGATTCTGCTCGGCATCGTTGGCTACCGTCAGGGTTGTGCCGTTATCAATTGCACTAACTGCACCATTTAATGCATACGGTATAGAGCTTAGCTGGTATTCAGCGACGTGATTAGGGCCACCTGGTTTTGGATTGTTCAAAGGCATTATTCTTCCTCCCAGGACAAGATATCGTTAAAAACTCTATCAATCCTATCAGACTTGTTAAAGAATGAATTAATTTCTGATTCTTTTATAACTTTACCTTCGCTCATCATAAAAGCACCCGGAGTAGAAGGTTCTGAAACGAAATCCCAGCAGATTAGTTGAAAATCATCTTGAACAATTTGATGTTCACCTTGCTTTTTCGTAGAACCAACTCCGCGGCTTGATATTCCTAAAGTTACCCCTGATTCAACTAAGCTTTGGAGTATTTTACCAGCAGGAGTATCAAGAAGTTCGACTGTTCCATAACAAACATCTCCTTCCATGTGAGCTTCCCTAATAATATGAGAAGCATTTTTAAGTTCAACAACGGAACTATCCGGGTGATCACATTCTCCAAGAGCCCGGTTTTCTTGAATAAACTTTTGATAGTTACGAATCTCTCTATCCAAAATAGGTTTGGGATAGATTCTCCCATTCTGGTTCAAAGTACCAGCTTTTTGGAGTATTCCCTTTAAAACTATCTTTCCGTCGTTCTCTAAGCGAGACTCGTTTACCATTTCCTTTGAATATTCAAACTGTGACCAATTTGTCAGTAATTTCCTGCTCATTTTAACTCCTTAGCTCGCTGCTTAGCTTCATTAAAGTTAAATATCTAGAAACAACTTCATCCCCTATATCAGAAGTTGGCAAGTTTCTGACTTTTTCTTCTACCAAAGCAATCTTTTCTTTGACTACATCGCTTTCACAAGACATATTATAATCCGAAAGTTCGCTTAAGCAATCTTTCTTCCTCTTTGCAAAAATCTCTGTAATTTGTTCTTCTTTACCCATGGAAAAAATATACTCCTTCAAAAGAGTAGATTGTTCAGGCAGCAGGTTATCTCCAAAATATTCATTAAATTTTCTAGTCATGATGCTGACTGCGAGATTGTCAACATCTTGAGTTTTCATTTCATTTAAGTCAGCTGCTTTCTTTTCAGACATCAGCCAATTGTGTAATTTAGACTCGTAGATAGCTTGGCTATCTACATCTACCCCATCGGATCTCCAGCTATTTAATAACCTCTGGATAGTAGCTAAAGTTTTGTAGCTAGTCACCCTCTGGTTATAAAAACTCGGATCATCGAAAGAGTAATTAATTTCATGTATCAAGGAAGATTTTTCTTTGTAAAGTTTATTTTGATCAAATCTACAAGCGGCGTTCTTAGCCTCTGAAATTATTCTAGTAGCCAAGCTTTCTGAAGGTAAAGTAGTACTATAGAGAGCGTTGAACAACCGGTACTCTTTATACAACTCTGTTCCTTCGTTAAAAAACTTGCTAGTTATCTTAAGGACTTTGTTTGCAGTTTTTTCATTATTTTCTACAATAGCTTTGCTAGCGTATCTTACTAGTTGCTCAAAGATTATTCCAACATTTCTCTTTTTATTGTGGCTTTTATTCATTTATCTTCCTTCGTCAAATTTAACTCGAACTGTCTTCTTCGTTCAGTTCACTTGAGTCTCTTAACTCGCTCAATATAGACTTTTTATTATTAAGTAGTCCAGACTTATCGATATTTCTTAAAACGTTTAAAATATCACCAGTCATAGCTGGTTTATTCTCATAAGAACTAATTTTTTTATCTATAGCTTTTTCAAATGCTTCAAAAGAATTCATCTTTTGAGAACCATAAGGTTTTCTCATAGAATCTTGGTTTCTCTTATTCATAGTCATATCACCAAAATTAGGCATACCTGAAGAAGCTGCAGTCTTTTTGTTTTTTCTTGCAGATATTTCATTTCCCCAGATACTTTTCATTTTGGATTGGGCTTTTATAGGGGCATCTTCATCATCTAAAGATAAAATTAACTCATCTTCTTCAAAATTATCTTCATCGACGTCTGATTCATTAAAACCAGAAACTGGAGAAATTGGAGTATCTATCATTAGAGGAGTATCAGATAAGTCTGCATCAAACAATCCTCCGCCTTCATCATCCCCTCCAGCATCATCTCCTCCACCTTCTCCACCTTCGCCGCCAGAGGCTTCAAGTTCGGCATCGTCAGATTTATCTTTCTTAAGACCTTCTAAAACTCCTTCAATTTCAGACTCTGTTAAACCTAAAACATTTTTTCTGACCCATGTTTTATCAAGCATTCCTTCTGGAACTTTCCCTGCAATATCGAAACGAGTGCTGATCAATTCTAGCTTTTGTAATTGAGCGACTGATGATGGGTTTGATAACCTTAGGTCGAAATCTACTAAATCTTCAACATCATAACCATGAGAGTAAAGGTGAATCATAGCTAGTTTGTTAAGCTCAGATATTACTGTCTTCTGTATTCTCTGAATAGTTCTAGAAAACCTTATGTCTTCCTGTGCTAGGGTTGCTTTAGAACCGATGTCTTCATCGTACCCTAAATAAGCTTTAGGTATCTTAAGAGCAGCAAAAAGCTTTTTCTGTATATATTCAACGTCTTCTATAGCTGTCGCATTTGTCCCGCCAGCTAACGTATCAATCCTTGTGCCACTATCTCCTCCGCGGACTGGAATGTAATAGTCTTCATCGACAGCCATTGGATTATATCTCAAGTCTTGACGACCTGTTTTTTCGCTTGTAACAATGCTTTTCTTCAAAGAAGACTTTGCTTGTTCAACATAATTGGAGACATCTTCTGGAGGAACGTTACCTACATCAATATAGAAGACCCTTCTTTCTGGAGCCCGGATAATCCTATAAACTAACATTGCATCTTCAATGAGGATTAACTGTCTCCAAATTCTACGAGCTGACTCTAAAACAGAAGTTCCGTATGGCAGAAAAGCATCATTTCCAAGAAGCCTAAAATGAGAAATTTGCCAATTTTCTAATATTGTATTCCCCTTAGTTATCCACCTAAACCTAATAGCTGATGGATTATCTGGATCAAAACCTTCTTCTCTTTCTATTTCAGTGATGGGTATTGGATATGCGTTTATAATTCCATAGTCTGGATGAATATCATTGAATAAAAAGAAATCTCCATACTTGACAAGGTTTCTTACCCACATAACTAAATTAAATTCTACGTTTAAAACGTCATGAAATAGATTGTTGAGAAGCTCTTGTTTTTGCGAATCGTCAGAATATATATGCAAAACTCTTCCGTGTTCGTCTGGTGATACTGTTTCTTCTGCATAGATGTCTAAAGCTGACGCTAACTCCGGAGTTGCTTCCATTTCGCTAAAATCGCTATATCTAGCCATCCTGTCAAAAGCACCATAGGCACTTAATGTAGAATTATAGATATCGCTATGAGCTGTCTTAAAAAGCTCTGCAGCGGTTGACTTCTTATGAACGCCTTTGCTATTAGTAACTTTTCTCTTAACAACAGGGCCAGTTCTAAAAAGCCTAGTTAATCTTTTGAATAAATTTTTATCTTTATCTGCCATTTTTCCTACTCATAATATAATATCGCATTATACTATATATTAAAATCAAATTAACCACTTAAATTCTGAATCAATACTTCCAGAAAAATGATTAGCCACAGCGTCATAAGGAATAATTCTATTAGAGTCTATCACTCTTTTCAAATAATCAGCTGCGCCAAAAGAAGATCCTACAGATCCTTGAAAAGAATTAGAACTAGTTCCAAAACCAGCCAACATGGCTTTGTTTAAGTCTGAAGATGATTTAGAATGAAAATTAGAAGTATCATATAACCATAAACCTATAGCTAAAGACATCACTAAATCATCATGCTTTCCTCTCATTGCTTGTGGTTTAGATCCTTTCCAAACAAAAGTCTTCATCTCTTCATAAAACCTAGAAGAATATACACTAATTTGATTGTTTCTTACAACTTCTTCTAATTTAGTCAATATTTTAGATCTTGAGGGTCCTTGAGTTGAAAATCCAGCTTTGCCTATAGAGCCATCTCCATATAAAGCAGATATCCTATCTTTCTCTTTTTCAAAATAGATTTCTTGACACTTTAACTCTTTTAATTTCATAAGAACAGCATAACCATAAGTGTTACTTTCCGGGCATATAACTGCTTTATTGTATCTTTTAGAAGCTTCCATTAAAACAATGGCGAACTGATCAGGAGGAACCTTTCCTTTGAACTCACACACTACCTCAGATTCGTTAGTGTCAATTACGTGAAAAGTAGAGAAGTCGCTGCTATCTCCTCGGGATACATCAGCACTTATCACATAACGATTACCAGGCTGAGAATATTTCCATACCCAGACATTATTTCCCGGGCCCCATCTTTCAATAGGATTTCTAATAGACATCATCAGTTTTTCTAGTTCTCTTTGGGCTAAGAAAGTTTCTCCTGAAGCTTGAAAGTCACACAACAACTCTTGGGCAATTTGCCTTTTTGTCATGTTTTTAGTTTCTTTATCAAACCAATCGTTATCTCTCTCAGGGTGAACGTCCCATGGTAACTTTATAGCATTAAAGTCGTTGTCTCCACTTTCTGCTTGGGTATATATATCGTAATATTGACCACCAACGCCGTTTGGAGTAGAAAGAACTATTGCGCGACCACCGGTAGACAAAGTAGGATATAACCCCATCCAAAGATCATCAAAATTCCTAACGAAAGCAGCTTCGTCTACAATCAATAGCGATAGAGCTTCTGAACGTCCAGCATCTTCAGATGTTGGAACCGCTTTTATAATAGAACCATTAGAAAATTCTAGCGATTGCTTATTGTTAGAGACGATTTCAGGCATCAAAAGCCAAGGTGGCAAAGACCTTATAGCGAACTTAACTTTTCTAATAAAATTTTGAGCTACTGCTAGTTTCGTGGCTATTACCAAAACATTTTTGTCTTTGTAAAATATTGCTAACCAAACTGCGTAGGCTGCTACTAAGGTAGACAAACCAAGTTGGCGGCTTTTGACAATAACATTGAATCTATGGTCGTTAAACTGCTCAACACAATCATCTTGAAAAGGATAAGTTTTAAAAGGCAAAGTCCCTCGAGTAGCGTGTTGTATTTTACAGTATTTGTTAAAGAAATATGCCGGTTCTTTTCCGCATTTTATTATTTCTTTAACTTGCCGTTGCTTGGTAGATGGAGGCATTAGCTTACCTTGAAGTGAGCGTTCATTCTAAAATAAGCTAGTTTTCTAGGAGAATAAGGAGAAGTGCTTATAAGTTCAACACTAGTATCTCTATCTTCTTCTTTTACAGAAATAGATTTTTCTCTAATATCCTTAAATTCTTTTTTCATCTTAGTTAGGGCATCATCTATAACTTTGCTAGCATCTTTTTCGTGGCTTGGCATTTGTTCTTGCATGGAAGATTCGCTTCCAAACTGCAGTATTGTTACATACTTTAGAATTAAAGAATCCCCATGCAAACTAGAAGTCACTTTAATAGAATCGCTTGAATAACCAAAAGTGTGGTTAAAAATTTGACCTAGTGCTCTAATATCTTCATCTTTTAACATTTTTTCCTCCTAAAAAGCGATATCTTGGCTTAAAACATAATTCTTTCTTCTTCAACCAGGATTCTATTTCTTTCTCAGATGGCTTCCAATCTTTGCCATTTATTCCAATACCCGGTTCTAAAAAACTAACATAGCAATCTGTGCAACTTCCGTTATTATAAGCAGAAATTGTATCTTCCAAAGATTGCAAAATTCCACCACATACATTGCAGGCGTGGGGAACTGATTTTTTTCTTTCGTCTATATAAATATCAATGAAATCACTCATAAACAATTAAAGAATTTTTTCCTTTCTTTCTTATATCTAAAACATTATCAACTGTATCTTTTACAGCATCAATATGAGATATGACAAATATGTGTCTGAACCATTTCTTCAAGGAAACCAGCAGTCTGTTACATGCTTCTACATTAACAGCATCTAAAGTCCCAAAACCTTCGTCAATTATAATCATATCAGATTTTGGAAGATTAGAAACATTTATTAACGCTACCCTAATTGCTAATGAAGCTAACATCTTTTCCATACCAGAGGCACATTCTATTATTCTCTTAGAATCTCCATAATTTATAAAAACATCTAAAGAGTTAGATCCGGATTCTGCTTGAATCTCAACAGTAAATTCTACAACTCCTTGAAGTATCTTTTCAATCTCTTGATTAATTTGAGGAAGCTTTATGCTCATAATCTTCAAAGGTATACCTTTTTTATCAACAGCTTGCAAAAAAGCATTATAAGCATTCCACTTCTTTTTTAGCTCTGAATATTTTAATTTCTCTTTTTCAAAATCGCTTAATTGTTGCTGAATTAATCCAATTTTTTCACTTGCACTTAATTTCTCAGCATCTAAAAATCTTGCTTTTTCTTGAATATTTTTGAGGTGATTTCTCAACCTAGCTACTTCTACAGATTCTGTAGTTTGAGAAGCATTCAACTTCATTTTAGAAAGTTTCTTAAACTCCTCAGAAATATTTTGAGAAATTTTAGTATCTTGAGTTTCAAATTCTCTTAACTGAACTATAGCGCTGCTTCTCTCTAATCTAGATTCTGATTCTTTCTTTAAGACATTTTCATATTTTTCTATTTTTTCTTCTAGAGATTCGTTTAAAATACTTCTAAGATTTTTCTTTATTAAACTGAATTTCTTTTTTATCTCGCTAACTTGAATTTCTTGATTAGGTATATTTTTCTTAGCAGAATGACTGTCTTTTATGAACTTACACTTTGGAAACTGATCTCCGCAAGGAACCACTTCTAAAGTACTGGCACATTTCTTTTGGCTTTTTAGTAAAGTCTTTTCTCTCTCTAAGTCATGCTCAATCGATTGCATGCTACTTTCAATTTCTCTTTGGTGAGATATTTTTTCTTTTAGTTCTTCTATTGGAAACTGATTCTTTATCTGAGATATTTTATTTAATCTTGTTTCTATTTCTGACACTTTTTTAGAATAGTCTTTTATTGAACCTTTGCAAGCTAGACTGGTCTCTTTTAAAGAATCAATTTTTTCTTTTTGATAATTTATTTCTTCTTCAGTAAAAGATTCAGAATTTTCGTGTGTTGCTAACAACAAACTGGTACTGTGTACTTCTTCTCTTATCGATTGTATTTGTTGTTCTACTTCTTCTCTTTCACTCGTAAGGGATTCTAACTCTAGCCTTCTGCTTCTGATAAGCGTTGACCAATCTCGGTCTGGAGCGCTTTT